ACTTAAAATCCCGTGGGTAGTGATACCCGTACCGGTTCGATTCCGGTCTGCGGCAGCTTAAAAGCCCCATATTTTGGGGCTTTTTTTTATTTTGTGTTGTATTTCGTGTTGCATAGCTCGTTAAAATGCTGATTTGCAATATCATCCATTTCTTTTGTTTTGTCTGCCAAGGCATGTCTGTACACCGCTTTTAGCGTCCCATCGTTCCCCCAGCCGCCACGCTGCATGATATAACTGTCTGGTATGCCAAGTGCGTGCTGAATAGATGCAGAGTAATGTCGCAGATCATGGAAGCGAAAATGAGGAAGCCCAGCCCGGTGCAGGCAGGATCGAAAGCGATCCGTAATATTGTTAGGAGTGAGATTTACAATTCGCCCTGTTTTTCCTCTCCATTTTTCTGCTACGAAATCAGGAAAATCAATATACCGGTCTCCAGCGTAGGATTTTGGCGATTTTATTATCCAGGTGTTATCTTCTGTGCGTACCATGTTTTTGCTCACGTGTACGATATTACCGGAAATGTCTGTAGAATCTAAGGCACATATTTCACCACGTCTCATGGGGCCAAATGCGGCTAAGAGAATGGGAAGTTCCATTTCCGTTCCTTCGGATGCCCGGATCAGACGTTTTACCTCCTCGTCTGTCGGAATATACAGCTCTACACGCTGCTTTTTAGGCAGGGAAGTATTCAGTGCGAAATCAGGGCGATATTGTTTTAGAACGGCGGATAAGAGTCCATGGCTGTTTCGTACAGTTTTGGGGCTGTGATTTACAGATTCAAGATTGATAGCGATTTGGATATCTTCCTGTGTAATGCGACTCAGGCGAATGTTCATCAGTGACTGTAACGATGTTCTGCGGATTCGTTTGTAGTCCATAATCGTACGTGGCGACAAAATGGATTCTCTGGATTGAATGTAATTATCCATGGCAGTTCCCAGAAGCATATCTGCAGAACGGCTGCGTTGATCTTTGTTTGCGGCAAACTCAGCCGCCGCCTGTTCTGCGATACGCTTGCCTTTTGGACCCGGTATATTGCTCGTAAACGATTCATATATTCGTTTCTTTTTTATGCTTCCGTCAGGATTTTTGATTTCTTCTGTGTGACTGTACACCAGGCAACGCCAGGATCCTGACGGTAATTTTTTTGCTGTTGGCATAGTATCATCCTCCTTGAAAATGGGTATAAAAAATACACCTGTACAGGTGCTGGAGGATTGTGGTATAATCATCTTGCTTAAGGAGTGATTATACCGGTCTCCAGACCTGTATAGATTCGCTGATCCGCTTCGGTGCTGGTAACATCGGAGCGGATTTTGTTATTCTGTTATATCTATTTCTCTAATTCCATATATGCCGCTGTTATTGCTGGAATTGTTATATTCTGACCAAGAACACTTGTGTAAGATTCTTCTCCAGAAGCCTCGCCGTAAATAGCAACGATATCATCCTCGATAAATTTGCTGTCGGATTTATTTGCATAATATACATATATGCTGTCAGACCATAATCCCAAGTCATCTTTTGTAACATGTATCAGGTATTCAGACTCACCATTTTCTGAATCATAAGCAACTTGCTGTATTTGTCCCTCGAATTTTACTTTATTTCCTTTATATTTTTCGGCAGATCTTGCAAGTTCTTTGTATTCAATTTCGCCACATGCGGCTTTATAGTCTTTTTCGGACATATTGCTTGCATCTTCGCTTAATTTATAAGAATTTCCGCTTCCATATATAAGCAGTGCAATAACTGCCACAACTGCAATAATCAGGATCCACTTAAGTTTTCCGCCTTTTTGCTTTTTACGACAATTAGGGCAGACCTTCGCATCATATGGTATTTCGGTTTTACAATGTTTGCAAAGTTTTGTTGTAGGTTTCTCTTTTTTCATATCTCATTTTCTCCTTGTATTTTACTTTTCACGCTGCAAAATCTGGAATTCTGTATTACTGATAGGGCGTATCTGGTAATAATCCTGCAAATTTATATTGAATTCAGTTTCTATTGCGGATAGATCGAAAGATATTGGCTTATCAGAAATATATACAAATAAATATCCATTTTCTGTTTGCAGTGCATTTTTTAAAGTGACTACAGAATGTAATTTTTCGTTAAGAATTGGAATATACAAGTCACCTAAGTGATATAAGTTATCCTGAATCTTACGATCCAGTTCCAGCTTATCTACTTCGCTTGCTGGAGTTTTTTGGGGTTTGTTTTTATTTGCAATGATTTTTCTCTCTTCTTCTGACAATGGTTCAGATAGCAGGCGTACCGTATGAATCATATATAATACAGCTGGTATACATGCTATAATTTCATAAGTAGAAAAGTTGCTATGAACCACAGAGAAGATGACCTGCGATATGGCAAAAATCAAATATAAAAGACTGACGAACATGCTGGCAACTAAACTGCGATAATATAGCAAACCTATCGCAGAAGCAACTGCGAGAACTATAATATTAAAATAATTATAGGTAGTGATTGCCGAATGTTCAGATCCTTTCATGAGCCAAAAGCCGAAGATACTGACCAACAGACAGATTACATTTATAGCTCGAATAATTTTATATAAGCTTCCGTTGCCGTTTGGAATATAAGACTTTTCCCATAGTTGTACACCCAATTTTTTAGCAAGTTCTTTTGCAGGTTCGGTAAAGGTTGAATTGGTCATAACAACAGCTATATTGCAATCATAAAATTTTGCTCCAGCATACGCTTGTTGAACAGCCTGATTGCCAACAGGGTAGGAATAATATTTACATTGTATTCCGTATTTGACGTTTTCATTATAAGCAATGACATCAATTCCTTGATCTCCACTGCTTTTTGTGACCGTAACATCCCTAAATCCTCTTTGTTTCAAGAGTTTTGCACAATGATGTTCATATTGGTATCCATCCATTTGTTTTTATCCTTTTGTATATTTTTCGCTGCATAGAGGAATGATAACAATATGAAAATATTATTATCTCAATTCTTAGAACAGCACCACCTGTCAATCCGGCAGGCGGCAATTATGACCGGTGTTCCCCGGTCTACGATCGGCGACATAGTGACCGGTCAGGTATGCCCTACACTGGCAACTATGGAACAGTTGGCAGCAGGACTGAAAACCACTATTTCTGACTTGTACGAGTCTGAGTATAAGTGATTTTCAAAAAGCGTCCGGGATTCCGGACAACGCACAACTTTTTAGCTTCCGATACGTTTTATATAGTGAAAGGAAAATTTTACTAAAACAAATGTTCGAAAACAGTTGCATCACAAATATTTCTGTGATAATATGAAATTAAAATTTCGAACAAATGTTTGAAAAACGTGATTTGGAGGTACATATGATGGATTACAAAGCTGAGATTATAAAACTGATTAACAAACTGAACGCTTCAGATGAAACCTTTTTGAAACAGGTTTACATCATTATTAAGAAGCACTTTGACAGAAGAGAGGGACGTTAGTCCCTTTTCTTTTTTGCCAAATTGTCAGCCAGTTTCTCAGCCGCTTCCATAAGTACCTTTTGTGATGCCGGGGATAGTTCGTTGTAAGTTTTGACTATCTCCAAAATTACACTGTAAAAAGCGTTGTCTTTTCCTTCTTCTAACAGATCTGAAACAATACCAGCTATTTCCTCATCTTCCGAGAGCTGCTGGTACATCTCTCCATCACCTGTTTTCAGCCATTCTTCACTGACATTGAATTCACGGCATATTGCCCGGCTCATTTGTTCTGTGAGATTGCGTTCTCCTTTTTCGATTCTGGAGATTGCTACTTTAGTAACTCCGAGTCGACTGCCGAATTGCTCCATTGTCATTTCTAAGCTCTTTCGGATTTCTTTGACACGCTCACCTTGCGTCATTCATTCGCCTCCCTTCATTCTATTTTCTGATCTTAGAATAACACCGCACGAACAAAAAGTCAACAAAAAAAGTAACCAAAGGCAACAAAAAAGCATTGACAAAGTAACCAAAGGAAAGTATAATGTAACCAAGGTCAACGAAATAGCAAAACGCAGGAGGTAAATAAAATGTTGAAATCTGAATTTGAAAGCCTTGCAGGTAGAGCAGTAACCAACGAACAGTACAGAGCAATCGAAATATTATACATGAGCAGCAACCTTGAAAAAGCAGAATTTGTGAAAAGTATGAGACCGATGCTCAAGAACATCCCGCAACCGGAAAAGAAAAAAGACATCAAAAGAATGGTAGTGAGAGACCACAGCGGTTTCAGAAAGACACCGAACGGATGCTATTACCACATCGAATATGTTGAACTTGTAGACATCGACATCAAGACAGGAAAATACATCATCAAGCCACTTGAGGAGAAAGATTTCGAGCAGTTGGCAAAAGACGGACACGACCTTGTTTTAGACACATGGTTTGATTTTGATTATGAGGATTGCATCGACGAAAAGAAAAAGCCGATTGAACTGAAATATTAAAGCCGAAACGGGGCATAGTCCCCGTCCGATCACGATGGCAACGTGGTCGCCGATGATGGCAAGCCAATACAGAAAGGAGAGAATCGAATGAGAGAAACGAAAAAGAAGCTGTTGCAGGAAACAGTTACGATTCTGAAAAAGCTGGACAAAGAAAGCCTGGCGATCATCAGAAGCAACGCAGAGATTCTGAGAGCCAGAGATACTCTCGAAGAACAGAAAGCGGGGTAAGGAATAGAAAAAGTGAGGTGATAAGATGCCAAAAAGCAATTTTTGTCAGCCCAAAACAGACGAGCGTCTTGATTTTCTGAGAGAAGCCGTTGACGGCGGAATGTCAAGAAATAATATCAAAACAAAAGAGCTGTCACTCAAAACCGGCATCAACAAAAGTACGTTGTACAAACGTAGAAAAAAGCCGGAGACCATGACAATCGGAGAACTGTTAATCTTGAAAGACACATTGAAGATCGACGAGCATCTTTTGATGAAAGCACTGATTGAAGGGAGATAAAAAGCAATGAAAAGAAGAGAAACAGAAACAACAGAAGTAACAGAAACAACAGGAGCTGGTGTAATTGCCCCGATCGTAGCCACAGCGGCAGCAATATTTGCCTTCTGGTGGCTGGGAAAGTACAGCCTGTTGAATGAGCGTGACATTGTCGGAACAGCAATTACCGTGTGGTGTGCGGTGTTGATCCGTGTGCTGATGTGGGCAGAGTAAGGAGGAAGCAGAATGAAAAAATATGAATTAACAGAGGAAACGGTCACAGTTTACGGGAAAACACTGTACCGGATCAGAGCAGTGCGTGATTTCGGGTCTGTCAAAACTGGAGAGTTCGGCGGATACATCGAGAAAGAGGAAAATCTTTCACATTTCGGCAATGCGTGGGTTTCTGGCAATGCGTGGGTTTTCGACAATGCAAGGGTTTACGACAATGCGTGGGTTTTTGGCAATGCGTGGGTTTTCGACAATGCAAGGGTTTACGACGATACGTGGGTTTACGGCAATGCAAGGGTTTACGACAATGCGTGGGTTTTTGGCAATGCGTGGGTTTTCGGCAATGCAAAAGTTTACGACGATGCGTGGGTTTGTGGCGATGCAAAAGTTTACGGCGATGCGTGGGTTTCTGGCAACGCAGAAGTTTTCAATACGATGCATTTCTTTGTACAAGGACCGATCGGAAGCCGAAATGGATTTATTACATTTTACAGGACTAAGGATAATACGGTAGAAGTAAGATGTGGCTGCTTTTCGGGAAGCCTCCAGAAATTTGTTGATAGAGTGGAGGAAACGCATGGAGGCAGTAGATACGAAAAGGAATACAAGCTTGCAGCGGAACTGGCAAAAGTATGTATCCGTCTGGAGGGGGAAAGCAGATGATCTGGGTAAATGAAGGACGCGACCAGGAAGCCAGAGCCATCCTGGAACTGGCCGGGATTGATTCGAGCAAGTACCGAATCCAGTCAAATAACAGCACATATGTGCATGCAATAAACGAAGAGACGAAAGAATTTGTGATCGTTGAGAAAGCGACACTTGAGGTAGTAAAAAGTCCCGGTGCTTTGGCCGAGCATCCGGGACACAAAAATAATAACACAGATTCATTATAAGGCGAATACAGGAGGTAAATCAAGTGATTAAATGCGAAAAGGCTAGCAAAAAAAGAGCAGATGTAGAAATGCAGGGTTCAAAAGAAGAAATTCTGGAAGAATTTTCCAAGATTACACTGGCCGTATATGTGTTTTTACGTAAAACAGGCGTTAGGGATATTGATGCAATAAGTAGAATTGCCGACTGTACAGCGGAAGGAGTTGGCGAAGGCAGATTTGTACAGGAGGTAACTAAGTGAAATACAAACAGATCAGCATCAAGGAAGCCGCAGATCGTTGCAGAAATGGTGAAGCGGTATACGCTGCCAGATGCATCGACGGCATGAGCTTCCGAGAGGTAGCAGAGGCGACGATGCTGCTGGTGATGGAAGTTCCGGTTCCAGAAACAGAGCCGAAGCCGGAAAAGGCGAAAAAGCAGTCCCCCCCCAAGAAGACAATAGACCGGGGAAAGGTAAAAGCCCTGCACGAAGCAGGATGGAGCAATGCAAAGATTGCAGATGAAATGCAGTGTTCTGCATGGAGCGTGAGCATGATTCTGAAAGAATTCAGAGAGCAGGAAGGAAAGGAGAATAACCATGAAAATCAATAAATTAGAGATCGAAAACGTCAAACGGATCAAAGCGGTTCGATTGGAACCGGCACAGAACGGCCTGACGGTGATCGGTGGGAACAACAACCAGGGCAAAACGTCGGTTCTGGATTCCATTGCATGGGCTTTGGGCGGTGAAAAATACCGCCCATCAGAAGCGGCAAGAGCTGGATCAGCGGTGCCACCAGCTTTGAAAATCGTAATGGACAACGGCCTGGTCGTGGAACGAAAAGGGAAAAACAGTGCACTGAAAGTAACGGATCCGTCCGGAAAGAAAGCAGGACAGCAGCTTTTAAATGAATTTGTTGAAGAGCTTGCCCTGAACCTTCCGAAGTTCATGGAGGCATCCGGAAAAGAGAAAGCACAGACTCTGCTGAATATCATCGGCGTGGGTGATAAGCTGGCGAAAATCGAAAAGGAAGAAAAGGATCTGTATAACGAACGTCTCTATGTTGGACGAGTCGCAGACCAGAAAGCGAAGTATGCAAAAGAGCAGCCATATTACCCGGATGCACCAAAAGACCTGGTATCTCCATCAGAGTTGATCAGACAGCAGCAGGAAATCCTTGCAAGGAATGGGGAAAACCAGAGAAAAAGAGAACGTGCGGCACAGCTTCAGGAAGAAGTGAAAAGGGCACATGCAGAAGTCAGCCGATTGGCAGAATTACTGGAAGAAGCAAAACAGAAACATCTGCAGCTTGTCAAAGATCTGGACATCGCTTCGACTACGGCAAAAGATCTGACAGACCAGTCTACAGCAGAACTGGAAGCTAACATTGCCAATATCGAAGAGATTAACCGAAAGGTCAGAGCCAACCTTGATAAAGAAAAAGCAGAAGATGATGCAAAGGAGTACCAGAGACAGTATACAGATCTCACGGGCAAGATCGAAGGCATGCGTGAAGAAAAGACGAAGCTGTTGGAGCATGCAGACCTTCCGCTTCCAGATCTGTCGGTCAAAGACGGAGAGCTGATCTACAAAGGTCAGAAATGGGACAATATGTCCGGTTCCGATCAGCTGAAAGTATCCACTGCAATTGTAAGAAAATTAAACCCAAAGTGCGGTTTTGTGCTGCTGGATAAGCTGGAGCAGATGGATATGGATACTTTAAAAGAGTTTGGTATGTGGCTGGAGGCAGAAGGACTGCAGGCGATCGCTACACGCGTCAGCACCGGAGAAGAGTGCAGCATCATCATTGAAGATGGATATGTGGCTGGTCAGGAAACAGTGGCCGCCGAGACGCAGAAAGTTAAAAAAGAATGGAAAGCAGGTGTATTTTAAATGGAGATTATCAGAGGCAAGATTCCGTGTGCAAAAAAAGTCGTGATCTACGGACCGGAAGGAATCGGAAAGTCTACATTCGCAAGTCAGTTCCCGGATCCCGTTTTTATTGATACCGAAGGAAGCACAAATTCTATGGATGTGGCAAGACTGCCGAAAGCATCCAGCTGGCAGATGATCCTGCAGCAGGTTGATTATGTGAGAACCCATCCGGAGACATGCAGAACGCTGGTCATTGATACGATCGACTGGGCAGAAGCCATGTGCATCCAGCATATCTGCGACAAGCACCGGAAGAACGGCATCGAAGATTTTGGTTATGGAAATGGGTATGTATATGTAAAGGAAGAACTTGGCCGTTTCCTGAACAAACTTTCGGAAGTTGTAGAGGCAAATATCAACGTAGTACTCACAGCACACGCACAGATCCGAAAATTTGAACAGCCGGATGAACTGGGAGCCTATGATCGATGGGAGTTGAAGTTGGGGAAGAAAACCAGCTCCCAGACATCCCCGCTAATCAAGGAATGGGCGGATATGCTGCTGTTTGCGAATTACAAGACATTTTCCGTGGCGGTCGATGACAAGGGGAAGAAACGAAAAGCCCAGGGCGGTGAGCGGGTCATGTATACCTCACACCATGCGTGCTGGGATGCCAAGAACCGTTACGGTCTTCCGGAAGAAGTACCATTTTCCTATGCATCCATTGCACAGGTGATTGAAGAAGGAAAAGCAGGATCATCTCCTGTCCCAGTCAAAACTGCGGCAGAAGAAAAGAAACAGGAAGAACCAAAGCCAGTGGTGACGGCTCCGGAACCTGTCAAGCAGAAAGAACCGATGGAACAGATGACAATGCCGCCGACAACGGAATCCACACCTCAGAAGACTGAGGAAAAAGGTTATACAGAGCCGGATCCAAGAATCCCGAAAGCACTCAGAGATCTGATGATAAAAGACCAGGTGGATGAGTGGAACGTCAAGAGCGTATGCGAATCAAAGGGCTATGTTCCTTACGGGACAGAACTGTGGGAATACGACACCGTAAACCCTGGAATCGTGGATGGACTTCTGGTGCCATGCTGGCAGCAGGTAAAGGCTGCAATCGATGCAATGTTGAATAGTGAAGAAATACCATTTAATTAAGATTAAGGAGGACAACAGCAATGAGTGAAGAATTAGGAAGAGAGTTTGGATGGGATGATGTCATCCAGAATGACGGACAGGAGTTTGAGCCGATTCCGGAAGGGGATTACGATTTTGTTATTGACAAATTTGAACGCAGCAGATCATCAGGAAGTGCAAAACTTCCGCCGTGCAACATGGCAGTCGTATATTTCCGCATCAACCATAAGGGAAGAGAAGTGACCATCCGCGAGAATTATATCCTGCACAGCAAGCTGGAATGGAAACTTTCCGAACTGTTCTGTGCAACCGGTCTGAAAAAGAAAGGGGAGCCGCTCAAGATGTGCTGGAACCAGCTTCCAGGAAAGACCGGAACGGCGAAAGTCGGCTTAAGACCTGGAACAAAAGATGCAAGTAAGATGTTCAACTTTATTGACAAGCTGTATGCAAAAGAGGCACAGGGATTCCAGCCGGGGAGATTTTAAATAATGGATTTACGACCATATCAGCAGGAGGCAAGAGAAGCCATATTTGAACAGTGGGACAGCGGGGTGAAGAAAACCCTGCTGGTCCTGCCAACCGGATGCGGAAAGACAATCGTATTCGCCAAGGTGACGGAGGACTGCGTCCGCAGAGGTGACCGTGTGCTGATCCTGGCACACAGGGGCGAACTGCTCGAACAGGCATCCGATAAGATACGGAAATCGACCGGGCTTGGCTGTGCGATGGAAAAAGCAGAAGAATCCTGTAAGGACAGCTGGTTCCGCATCGTAGTCGGTTCCGTACAGACGATGATGCGTGAAAAGCGGCTCAGTCAGTTCACGGAAGACTATTTTAATACAATCATCATAGATGAGGCACATCACTGCATTTCTGACAGCTACCAGCGTGTATTGCAGCATTTCCCCAATGCCCATGTGCTGGGTGTGACAGCAACACCGGACAGGGGCGATATGCGGAACCTTGGTTCCTATTTTGAAACGCTGGCATATGAATATACACTCCCTAAGGCAATCAAGGAGGGTTACCTGACACCGATCAAAGCCCTGACGATCCCATTGAAGATTGATATGAGTGGCGTAACGGTACAGGCGGGTGACTTTAAAGCCAGTGACATCAGCACTGCCCTGGATCCGTATCTGCAAGGGATCGCGGAAGAGATGCAGAAGTACTGCAAAGATAAAAAGACGGTGGTATTTTTGCCACTGGTAAAGACCAGCCAGAAATTCAGGGATCTGTTGAATGAATACGGATTCTGTGCTGCAGAAGTAAATGGAGACAGCCAGGACCGGGCAGAGATCTTAAAGGATTTTGAAGAAGGGAAATATAACGTATTATGCAATTCCATGCTGCTGACAGAAGGATGGGACTGCCCATCTGTGGACTGTGTGGTTGTCTTAAGACCTACAAAAGTACGCAGCCTGTATTGTCAGATGGTGGGGCGTGGCACCAGGTTATCACCTGGGAAAGACCACCTGCTTTTGCTGGATTTTTTGTGGCACACCGAAAAGCATGAGCTGTGCCACCCCGCAAGTCTGATCTGTGAGAACGAAGAAGTAGCACAGAAGATGACCGAAAATCTGGAAAAGGAAGCAGGCATGCCGGTTGACATCGAGGAGGCAGAAAAAACAGCATCTGAGGATGTCGTTGCACAGAGAGAAGAGGCACTGGCAAAACAACTTGCAGAAATGAAGAGACGCAAAAAGAAGCTTGTGGATCCATTGCAGTTTGAGATGAGCATCCAGGCAGAAGATCTGTCTGGATATGTGCCAAGTTTTGGCTGGGAAATGGGACCGCCTTCTGACAAACAGAAAAATGCACTTGAAAAGCTGGGGATCATGCCGGATCAGATCGACAATGCCGGGAAAGCAGCTAAGATATTAGACCGCCTGGACAAGAGAAAGCGGGAAGGTCTTACAACCCCGAAGCAGATCCGGTTTCTGGAGGGAAAAGGATTTCAGCATGTTGGTACCTGGCAGTTCGAAAAGGCGAAAGACCTAATCGACCGCATAGCGGCAAATGGCTGGCGGACCCCAATGGACATAGATCCTGGAACGTATAAAGGAGTATAAAAATGGAACAGAGAACGAGTCTGACGGAGATCATAGAATACATAAATCCCGGTGACCTGAACTACCAGGAATGGATCAATGTCGGGATGGCGTTGAAACAAGAAGGTTATTCCATGGACTGCTGGGACGCATGGAGCCGCAGGGATTCTGGACGCTATCATGCAGGGGAATGTGAAAAGAAATGGAAAAGCTTCTCAGGCTCTTCTTCTCCTGTGACAGGCGGGACGATCGTAAAAATGGCGTTGGAACATGGATGGGTTCCGGAACGCGGCCATGAACTGGAATGGGATGACACAATCCAGAACGATGACCATGTGATCGTGAACAAGGAGTGGCTGGAAGGAATGGAACTGCAGGAACCGCAGGAATGGAACCCGGCTGCAGAGCTTGTCCGTTACCTTGAAACACTATTTGAGGCAGGGGACAATGTCGGCTATGTGACGGGTAGCTGGGAAAAAATAGATGAAAAGGGTACAAGTTGGCTTCCACAGAAAGGTTCGTGGGACCGTACAGCAGGACAGCTGATTGAGCAGCTCAACAGCTGTGACGGAGATATCGGTGCAGTAGTTGGTGATTATAACCCGAAAGCAGGGGCGTGGATCCGTTTCAATCCATTAGATGGAAATGGATGCAAGAACGCAAATGTCACAGAATACCGCTATGTATTAGTGGAATCAGATCACATGGAAATTGAAAAGCAGAATGCCATTTTAAGAGAACTGGAGCTTCCAATCGCATGCCTGGTATTCTCCGGTGGTAAAAGCCTCCATGCAATCGTAAAAGTGGACGCTACGGACTACAACGAATACCGGAAAAGGGTTGATTATCTCTATGAGGTATGCCAGAAAAACGGGATCATCGTAGACACGCAGAACCGGAACCCTTCCAGACTTTCCAGGATGCCGGGAGTGATGCGAAATGGAAAGAAACAGTTCCTGGTTGACACCAATATCGGAAAAGCATCCTGGAATGAATGGTATGAGTGGATCGAGGGAATTAATGATGACCTTCCAGAGCCAGAAGGCCTGGGCGATGTATGGGATAACCTACCGGATCTTTCGCCATGTCTGATTGAAGGCATCCTGAGAAAAGGACATAAGATGCTGATCGCAGGACCGTCAAAAGCAGGGAAATCTTTCTTACAGATTGAGTTGTGCGTGGCGATTGCAGAGGGGAAGAAGTGGCTGAAATGGGACTGTGCACAGGGAAAAGTGCTGTATGTCAACCTGGAACTTGACCGGGCAAGCTGTCTGCACCGTTTCAAAGATGTGTATACAACTATGGGTATAGAACAGCCACAATACCTGCAGAACATCGATATCTGGAATCTGAGAGGTAAGTCGATCCCTATGGATAAGCTGGCACCAAAACTGATCCGGAGGGCTGCAAAAAAGGACTATGTTGCCATCATCATTGACCCGATCTATAAGGTCATCACAGGAGATGAGAACAGTGCGGACCAGATGGCGAACTTCTGTAACCAGTTTGACAAGGTGTGTACAGAGCTTGGCTGTGCAGTGATCTATTGCCACCACCACAGCAAAGGAAGCCAGGGCGGTAAGAAGTCCATGGACCGTGCTTCCGGTTCGGGTGTATTTGCCAGGGATCCGGATGCATTGCTGGACCTGATCGAACTGGAGCCAACCGAAGCATTGATGCAGCAGGAAGAAAACAAGGCGATTTGTAACGCCTGCAAGATGTACCTGGACAGCCGTTTTGCATGGCAGGATGATTTGTCACAGGATGATCTTCTGAGCTGCAATGCAATGTGGAATTACTGTGAAAACAACCTGGACAAATGGCAGATGATCGCACTGAGCAGCATGGTAGAGAAAGAAAAGGCAAAGGTAAGGAGCAAGACAGCCTGGAGAATTGAGGGGACGCTTCGAGAGTTCCCGAAGTTTGAACCGGTCAATCTCTGGTTTGATTATCCAGTGCACCGCCTGGATGAGATTGGAAGCCTGAAAGACCTCCAGCTTGAAGATAATAAACCAGCATGGCAGAGGGGAAAAGAGGCCAGAAAGAAACAGGGAGAACAGGTGCGTAAAGCCAAAAAAGAGAAATATAGGATGGCCATAGAGAATTTCCGATTCACACATGATGACAAATATCCAACAGTAAAGGAGCTGTATGAAGTTCTGAAATCGGATGCAGAGGCAGTTGGAGAGAAATATCCAGAAGAAAAAACTGTTCGAAATTCACTAAAAGACATCGGATTTATGGTCAATAAAGAGACCCGTTGCATTTGCCCGATACCTGAAACAGTTTAGGTCACGGGCAAATGCCCGGCACCTAACACGACATAGGTTGCGGGCATTCCCTCGACCATGGTCACGGGAATCGGGCAAAAAATTGCCCGGCACCTTGTTTTTGAGGTAGCGGGAATGCCTGCCCGGCACCTATATATAAATATATACCCTAATCGGGCGGGAATGTGCGGGCATGCCCACCCTAAGTGTGGGGCGATTGAGTACGCCCCCACAACGGGTTAGGAGCATACCCACCCAGCACAGACGCACAGGAAAGGAGGAATGAAAAATGTCACATGATGGACGACTTAAAATTGCAAAGCAAATGCCCCCGCTTAGACGAATCCCTTTTGGAGAAAATTACGACGTATCGAAAGACGAAGTGCTCTTGTGGATAAAAGAACAGCCGGAATTGTTGAATATGCTTGCTGACAGATTAAGGTCTTGGGGATACATCACATTTGACAGAGTATCTGGTACTTGGAGAGGAGTTGATTATCATGGCGATTGAATTTTTTATGCCAATGGAACCGCCGACCGTAACACACCAGGAACATAAAGTTTCTGTGGTCAATGGCAAACCAGTGTTCTATGACCCGCCGGAATTAAAAAGAGCCAGACAGAAGATCATAGGACATCTGTGCAAGTATAAACCGGTAGACATGGAACCGTATCAGAAGGGTGTGCGGCTGATGACGAAATGGTGCTTTGCACAAGGTGAAAAACATAAGGACGGAGAATACCGGATCACAAAGCCGGATACCGACAATCTCCAGAAGCTGCTGAAAGACTGTATGACAACCGTAGGATTCTGGGAAGATGATGCACTGGTAGCCTCAGAGATAGCCGAGAAGTTCTGGGCACGTATCCCTGGGATCTATATCCGGATTGAGGAGCTGCCATGACAGCAGCAGAAAAACAGCAGCATTACCAGATCACGGTTGACTGTTGGAGATTGCTGCTGAAATACCAGGAACCGGTATCAGCACAGGAATACTGGGAACGTCTTGTGGAGGATGCCAGAAAGATAGCAGAACGATACGGACATCTACGATTTGCAGAGAAGACGGTTCTGGCAGTCCTGGAAGAAATAGATCGGATTTGGAGGAAGAAGAGTGAAGAGATTAACAACCGCATATGAGTGGATTTTTGTAGATGGAAGTGTAAAAATGCAATACGTGGTAAACGCATCAGATCTGGAGGTAGCAAGCAGATTAGGGACATACGAAGACGCAGAGGAAGAGGGCAGATTGTTTGTTGTGCCGTGTAAACCAGGTGATTTGATCTATGAGGTTGATGTGATTGAACGTCCTGAATGGGATTGTTATGTCAACGGATTTGTAGTCCAGGACGTATCAGCAAAACAAGTCAAGTATTCAGACGAATGGGTAGATTGGGATACACCTGGTGTGTATACAAGCGAAAAAGAAGCGGAGGCAAAAGCAAGACAGTTAAGAAACCAAAGAAAATGTTTGGAATCCGGATGGATCCCCGTGACGGAGAGATTGCCGGAAGATGATGATTATGTGCTGATGTCGTTTGAAAATTTTTCTCTTCCATTGGTTGGGAGATACGTGGGTGATGAAGAATTAGGCGGTGCATGGTATCTGGGGGATTGCTTCGACGAAGATACCTGTCTGGCAAATGACCTGTTCGTCAATGCCTGGATGCCGCTGCCGAAACCATACAGGGAGGATGAGTAGAATGATGACCTGCAGTGATTGCCTGTGTTATTACTGCCTCTACTACTGGTCGGAGCGATGTCCCTACGGAGGGTGTTATGACGATCATAGGGCACAGGCAGATCCATACACGGATCATTATCCGGAAAGGCATTTGTGGTCAGACAGTCATAAGCCAGGAGAGCAGGCACACTGGTGCAGGGGCGGCAACTTATATCCGACAGAAGAATGCCCATATTTCGAACAGTATGAAGGGCAGAAAATAGAACAATGTTACCGTGCAATGATTTCCACGTTCCAAGATGGATACCGATCGTGTCCGATGATGGTGAATGGAACATGCGAAAAGTGTCTGCGAGATCTGAATGAAGCCATACAAGGAGGATGAATAACATGGCAATATATCATAAAACATTACAGTATCACGAAGGTGAGAAACAGCTAGGGCTTCCAGTGCTGAAAAATAATGAACAGCGGAGAGCGTGGCTCAGAAAATACAAAGAATGGGGATTGTGGTACGAAGACGAGAATATTGGATGTAAATATTACAAGTACGATTTTGACAACGGGGCAAGATTGATCGCGGAAACATATATCATTCCGGGCAATGAACTCATTCCGGAAAGAGAAAGCTGTTATTTCCATCTGGTAGGAGGTCCGGAGGCTGAAAAGAAAAATGGAGTTCCTAAGTGGAATGTAAGAGAAGCTTACAGCAAATATCCCAACAGTGAAATGGAACTGGCAGAATTTTTGAAATCATTACAGAAGGGGAAATAAAAAATGAAGAATAACAAGAACTGCAGCACATGCAGATACCACGATGAGAGAATGTGTTATTGTCCGAAGAGCAACGAGTTTCGAGACGTTACAGCAGACACGCATCACTGTAGAAAATACAGACGAGACTGGGAACAGGCCATGACTGAGGCATTTATGAAAGGGGCGAGAAGATGAGATATGTGAGATTTATGAGCATCGAAGAACTGGGCAAGTATTTGAGAGGAGAAAAGCTGGAAAATCATACCGTCTGGAAAGATAGAGGAGATAAGACAGACTCTGTGGGTTTCTGCTTCTTCGATGACTCTGAGCCGCCACAAAAACGCTTGGAATATTATTCCAGAGGAATAACCTGTAGTACGGATGTATGGGCGGTGTTCGAACAGATTAGCGGGGAACCGTTGAGACAATGCACAGGAATATACCTGGATCCGGAAAAAGATAATGCAAGTATTGAACAGAAGATGCTGGAAGCATTTACAGCTGTTCTGTGCGGAAAATTTCCGGATATCCCAACAATGGAGGTAACTGAGTACAGTACAACGGAATACAGCCAGGAGACGCTGCGATTGGTGGCAGTTGGACGAGAGAGCTACCATGGTATACACTGGCTGTCACAGGCGGAAATGGAAGAATTATTGCCTAAGAAACCGCAGGCTGTACTGAGCGTGTTTGGTGGAACAGCCTACGAGTGCCGAAACTGCGGTGATGAGGTGCGAAAGTATCTGCCGTATTGCCCGTGGTGCGGACAAATGCAAGATTGGAGTGATGTGGATGAACCATGAAGGATACCGTGATCCGACCGCAGACAAGGCCGTTCGGAAAGCGGATAAGATGCCGAAACATATCAGAAAGATATTTGATGCGTTGAATACGGTTGTAAGTGTGCAGGGGATCAAAGTGACGGAAATCACTGACAAGCACACCGGAAGAAAGTGGAAACTGTGATACATACGAGGGGAGGCGATGCCGGTGGAGATGACAAGAGAAAAACTTGACAGATACAGGAAACTATTGAAAGAAATCCCAGTACTAGAGAATGAACTTGCAGAATTATGGTTGACTGAAAAGGGAATGGGAAACAGTGTGATCCTTAACGGAAAGAATGGATCAAAGAAACCAGAAAGTGTCGTGGGATTCGATTATGATCGGTATGATCGGCGGAAGGAAGCGTTACAGCGAAAAAAGGAGGAAGCAAGGGCAATCAGGGAATGGATCGAAGCGATCGAGGATGGACAGACAAGATGTGTATTCCGAATGTTCTACGTGGATGGGATGACCTGGGAGCGGATTGCGAGCAAAACAGGACACAGGGGGAGTCCTGATTACCCACGGTTATATATCAGAGATGCATACCTGAAAAAAATGAAAATAAAATAAAAATATATCGTTTATATCGGAAATATCGTTTTATAATACAATGGAATCCAAAGGCGATGTAGTTGCCGCCTATGGATGCTGACATGATTGGTTATTTTCATTTACATTTACCTCTGTATTGTATATTTTAACAGCTGCCGGGTCTCAACAGCCTGGCAGTATCGGAACATAGCTCAGCGGCGAGAGCAGTCTCATGAGTAGACAAGGGCGAAGGTTCGAGTCCTTCTGTTCCGATTTCCCTGATGGGAACATATAAGAATCCTTTCTCAAAAAGAATACTACATTTTCCGCAAGAAGACATCTGGCAATGCTGGGTGTCTTTTTGTGTGCAATAAAAGGCAGGTGAGACGAATGGCAAGAAATATGCAGAGTTACGAGAATTTACAACATCGTATCTATGAGGGCGTTGGAGAGTATGGAATACCGCTGTTAGAACCTACAAAGTTTGAAAAATGTGAATTCATAGGATTCAACTATTGCAGAACATGTAAGGAAAAGGCAGGGAAAGGCGTACATTTCTTCCTGGATGACTACCAGTTCAATCGTCTCTGGAACCAGCCAAACAGATACCTGCCGATCTTACAGCAGTTCCGATATGTAATGACACCGGATTTTTCTATGTATACAGATTTTCCGAAAATCATTCAAATCTACAACCATTACCGAAAACACTGGATCGGAGCGTATTTACAGGAAAACGGAGTGGATGTAATACCAACTATAAGCTGGAGCACACCGGATAGCTATGAATGGTGCTTCGACGGAGAACCTACAAATGGAACAGTAGCTGTATCCAGTGTTGGAACACAGAAGAACAAGAAAGCAAAGGAATTATTCATACAGGGATATCAAGAGATGGTAAGAAGGCTGGAACCGGAAACCGTTATTTTCTACGGAAATGTACCAGAAGAATGTATGGGAAACATTGTGCATATTCGGGCATTCCAAGAAAAATTCAAGGAGGCAAAATGTAATGGGTGGTAGAGGTGCTGCCAGTGGTGCAGCGAATGGAATGGCATTAGGGCGAAAGATGAGTGTTTCAAAGTTTTTAGAAAATCTAAAAAAAAACAATGCTAATACGGTGTTTAATAATTTGTCAGAACTTTCACCCAAAGTAGGGAAAACAGGTTTTTTTACGAATGGAAATGCCGTAGAATTTCAGGAGGCAGTCGTTGAATCTGGTTCTGATAAATTATCTGTACGTTTTTATAATCAATGGAATCCGATTCAGGTTACAAGACCGACAACGGCAATCAAACAGAGAATTGAAGTTGTACATTATAGGGATGGAAATGTTGTTGCAATTTATAAGTTGAATGAAAAGAGTAGCAAAAGTTTAAAAAATGCTGAAAAAAATTATCACGAAATGCTTAATGAATGGAAAAAAGCAACACATCAAAAAACGATATTCTTGAGATGATGAAAAAGGAGAAAATGAAAGGTATGGGTGGTAGAGGGAGTTCTAGTGGGGTTAGCGTTAAAGGAAAAGCCTATGGAACGGAATACACGACGTTACATGAATCTGGAAATATAAAATTTGTCAGGTATAATGATTCGAAGTCGTCAAAAACTCCAATAGAAACAATGACAAATAGGCGAGTATACGTGACAATAGATAACAGGGATAACATATCTGCAATTACGTATTATGATGAAGAAAATAAAAGAAGTAAGCAGATTGACTTGATGCATCCACATAAGAACATGATACCTCATACGCACCACGGATATCTGCATAATGAAAATGACGGGGCGAAAGGTGCCGCAAATTTAACACCGAAAGAAAAACGAATGGTTGAAAGTGTAACAGACAAATGGTACAATAGAAGAGGCAAATGATCGTATAGGGTGAGTACGCCTTGATAGAGGAGGCTCCGGTTGAAATCCGGATATTTGCTGAAAGAGACTCAGAAATGGGTCTCTTTTTTATGCACAAAAAAGGAGGATATATGGGCGGACGTGGAAGCAACAGCAATTTAGGCGGAGGTTCTGGCAGCGGACTGAAAACAACTGGGCTTGATGTAATGCATAACGGTGAAACAACCAGATATTATTTCACGAGCAAAGATGGTCAGAATTACTACCAGAGGGGAATCAGCGGAACACCAGAGCCAACGCCTCTGAATATGTCTGCAAAAGAGTTCCGGCAAAGAGTAGAATCCAACGGAGCCACAACAAAAGCTGTTTCAAATGCAGAGTATAAAAAAGCCGAAAAAGCTTATCAGAAGGAAAGAGACAGCAGACCGGATTATGAGCTTGGTATAGGATTGAAAGATAACAGTGCATACAGAAGAACAGCACGGAAAAACCGAGTTATGAACCGGGTAATGAAACGAAAGTAATAACAAGGAGGTGGCATAATGGCTACGAAAAAGGCGGTCGGACGGCCACCAAAATATAAATGCAAGGAAGAAATCGAAGAGAAGATCGACGCATATTTCAAAGAATGTGAAGGTGAAATACTGAGAGATGGCAACGGAGAACCGGTAATGGACAAATTCGGTCATTCGATAACGATAAACAGCAGGCCGCCTACCGTGACAGGATTGGCTCTTGCACTGGGTTTTACAAGCAGAATGGCATTGCTTAACTACCAGGCTAAGAAAGAGTTTGTTGACACGATAACGCGTGCGAAGAGTATGGTGGAAGCATACACGGAGCAACGTCTTTTTGATCGTGATGGTGCAAATGGTGCACAGTTCAGCCTGAGAAACAATTTCAAGGGCTGGAACGAACGGCAGAGGACAGAACTGGATGAAGCAGAGCAGAAAGCGAGAATCGAGCAGCTGAAAGCTCAGACGGATCTGATCAAGGCGAAAGCCCAGACAGATGACGAAACAGAAGCCGCTGATGATGGATTCTTAGAGGCACTGAAAGGAACAGCCGCAGAGGACTGGGCAGATGAAGAAAACTAAGCAGTATTTCCATTTCCAGCCGTTTTCCAGGAAACAGCGGCAGGTTCTTAACTGGTGGACAGAGGAATCGCCCGTAAAGGACTGTGACGGAATTATAGCGGACGGAGCAATCCGTTCGGGAAAAACAGTCAGTATGTCACTTTCGTTCGTCCTGTGGGCAATGAGCAGCTTTCAGGGGCAGAACTTCGCCATGTGCGGTAAGACAATCGGTTCTTTCAGACGAAACGTTTTGTTCTGGTTGAAATTAATGTTGAAATCAAGAGGTTATCGTGTTTCGGATCACCGAGCAGATAATCTTGTTGTCATCTCGAAAGGTGACGTCGAGAACTATTTCTACATATTCGGTGGAAAAGACGAACGATCACAGGATCTTATCCAGGGAATTACCCTGGCCGGTGTGTTTTTTGACGAGGTTGCACTAATGCCGGAGTCCTTCGTCAACCAGGCGACCGGACGATGTTCCGTGGATGGTTCAAAATTCTGGTTCAACTGTAATCCGGATGGCCCGTATCACTGGTTCAAGCAAAACTGGATTGACCAGAAAGAAAAGAAAAACCTGATCTATCTGCATTTCACGATGGATGATAACTTAAGCTTGTCAGAAAAAGTGAAAATCAGATACCGGGGAATGTATTCCGGCGTATTCTATCAGAGGTATATTCTTGGATTGTGGTGCATGGCTGAGGGTATCATCTATGATATGTTCGACAAGACGAAACATATCAAAAACATTCTATCGTTCTGTGACCGCCTGCTGCCGTCAGGCCGCTATGTATCGTGCGACTACGGTACGCAGAATGCAACGGTATTTCTGCTGTGGAACAAGGGTACAGACGGTGTCTGGTACTGCATCCGGGAATATTATTATTCCGGCAGAACAGAGGGGAAGCAGAAAACAGACAGTGAGTATGCAGACGATCTGGAAAGCTGGTTGGAAGAAACGAAAATCAAGGGAATTATCGTGGATCCATCTGCAGCATCATTCATTGCAGAGTTGAGAAAGCGAGGATACAAAGTGGTCAAAGCGAAGAACAACGTAGAAGATGGCATTCGTGTTGTAGGAACGAAGCTGAACCAGGAAGCAATCATATTTGCAGATTCCTGTGTAAATACCATTCAGGAATTTGGCTCGTATATCTGGGATGAAGCGGCAGCAGCACATGGAGAAGACAGACCGGTAAAAGAACATGATCACGCAATGGATGCATTACGCTATTTTGTATACACAATTTTGAATAATCAAACAGCAATCATCCGGAGTAAGCAAAAAGCGGGATTCCATTAAGAGAGGACGGTGAGAAAATATGCATGTTTTTACAATACCTGCGGATAAGTGGGATGAAACAAATCCGGACAAGCAGGCAATCAGGCATCTGATCATGAAACATAGAAGAAGTTATGAACGTCTGAAAGGTCTGAAAAATTATTACGAAGGCAGACATAAGATTCTGGACGAAGACCGGGAAAACAGGCTGGTATGCAATCATGCAAAAGACATCGCAGATACAGCCAGCAGTTATTTCATCGGCAATCCGGTCAGTTACAAAAGCCCGGATGATATCGCAGCACTTACAGATGCCCTGGAACACGCCGGGGCGGATGAAGTGGACGGTGACAACGGCCTTGACCTGTCTGTATATGGCAGGGCGTACGAGTACATATACACCAAGCAGGGCGAAACAGAACTGACGATCAAGAATCTGCCGCCTGAGAATACATTCCTGGTATACGATGACACCATAGAGCAGAACGAGCTTTTTGGTGTCTATTATTATGCCAGAATTGACTCCACAGACCGCACGAACATTACATATGTTGCAACTGTACTGACACAGAATTACAAGTACGTGCTGGACATTCAGGACATCCAAGAACCACAGGCTCTGATCGAGCAGCCAGAGGCACATTTCAAGGGAGAATTGCCGCTGATCGAATACCAGAACAATAAGCTGGCGTTGGGTGACTATGAGTTACAGATCCCGCTGATTGATGCTTACAATATGCTGATGAGCGACCGTGTGACCGACAAGGAGCAGTTCGTGGACGCAATCCTTGCATTGTACGGCACGTTACTTTCCGATGAGGAAATGGACCAGGATGGAGACCAGAGTATTGGAGAGAAAGCCATGCAGCACTTGCGAAAGGAAAAGCTTCTGGAACTTCCTTCGGATGCGAGAGCAGAATATCTCACACGCACGTTCGATGAAAATGGCGTAGAAATCCTGAAAAGGGCAATCGAGCAGGACATCCACAAATTTTCCCACATTCCGTGTATGACAGATGAAAGCTTTGGCGGCAATGTAAGTGGTGTGGCGATGGAATTTAAACTGCTTGGTATGGAAAATATCACAAAAATCAAAACCCGGTATTACAAGAAGGGACTTAGAAAGAGGCTGCGGATCTTCGCAAACTTCCTGAATACACGTTCAGGGACCCACATTGATACAGCTGGAATTGTACCGGTATTCACGCGTGCGATGCCGAAAAATCTGCTGGAAATCTCACAGATTGTTTCTAACCTGTGGGGAAAAGTCAGCCGCAAAACACTGCTTTCACAGGTGCCATTCGTGGATGATGTAGAAAGTGAACTGGAAGCAGTCGAAGAGGAAGAACAGGAAGCGGTCAAACGGCAGCAGGAAATGTTCGGAAATCAGCCCAATACGCCATTTTCTCCCGAAGATGATACGGATGGTCAAAAGGATGTAGAAAACGGAAATGACAAAGAATGAGAAGTACTGGCAAGCAAGGACAGCACAGCGGATGTGGGAACATATGCAGAGTGCAGAAGAAACGGCTGACCAGGTAGCCAAAGTCTATGCCAAAGCATCCTTGTACCTGAGCAGGGAAATGCAGGATATCTTCAAGAAGTATGTGGAGAAACATCATCTGACGGAAAAAGAAGCATTACAGCTTTTGAATACATTGAGGGATCGCACTTCTATCGAAGAACTGCGTCAGAGGTTGCAGAGTAGCAGCCAAAAGCAAGAGATTGCAGATCTGTTTGTAGAATTGGAAGCTCCGGCATACCAGGCACGCATACAGAGGTTACAAGAGCTGCAAACGCAGATAGATCTTGTCATGCAGCAGGTCTATAAACAGGAGCAGGCGATTACAACGGCTCATTATATCCAGCTGGCAGAAAAGGCATATAATCAGTCAATCTTCGACGTTCAGCAACGAACCGGGTTGGGATTTTCATTTTCCCATATCGACCAAAAGCAAGTTGACAAGGTATTGAAAAGTAAGTGGTCTGGCATGAATTACTCCGAGAGAGTCTGGAGAAATACCAGGGCACTTGCACAGGAAGTAAAAGAAGCCCTACTCGTGAACCTGATCACAGGCAGAACGGAAAGAGAGGCAGCAGAGATGCTGACGAAAAAATTCGCCGGTGGATCCAGTAAGGCAAGAAGGCTGATTAGAACGGAAAGCTGTTACCTGTCCAACCAGCTCGAAATGGAATCCTACAAGGAATGTGGAATTGATAAGTACCAGTATCTTGCGACACTGGATCTTCGAACATCGGAGATCTGCCGGGAACTGGACGGAAAAGTGTTCCTTGTGAAAGATCAGAATCCGGGAAAGAATTGCCCGCCCATGCACCCATGGTGCAGATCGACAACAATCGCTATCATAGGCGAAAAGATGTTGGAGGGAATGAAGAGAAGGGCAAGAGATCCGGTAACCGGGAAGACCTATATTGTACCAGCGTCTATGAACTATAGAGAATGGTATGCGAAATATGTTAAGAGCGATGGCAAAACGGTTGCAAAAGAGGCTGGTTCTGGTATAATAGAGATGACAAGAAAGGCAGATGATCCAAGAGCTAACCTCAAATTTATCAGTGATACCACATTTGATAATTTGACTATTTCGGCTAAGAAAAAAGGAGCTCTTATCATTCGTGGAACGAAAGAAGCAGAGGAGCATCTGAAAAAAGTAGGGGCGGCAGCTTCAACGATGGGTGATATACTTATTTTTCGTAAAGATGTATGCATCAGTGAAGTTTTGGAAGAAACGCATCATTTTGAGCAGAATTTCGCTAAAATGAATGATGATAAAGGAGAACCTTTGCGAACTATTTTGAACGAAATTGATGCAAAGCAATATCTTTTGGATAATGCAGCAAAGTATAAGATACCGAGAAACGAACTTGAATTAACTCAAAAACAGCTCGAATCGTATCAAAAACAATTAGAAACATATAAGAAAGGAGGCAGATGGGAATGAGGAAGATTATAAATCAAATGAACATCGGAAAATATGCAGCCCTTGAATTAAGTGATGATTTGCCGATGAATAGCTATACCAAGTACAGGATAGCAGGAAAGATTTACAATATTGTTCCTGTGTATGACCTGCCTCGACATATCGCAATAGAAGCACAAGGGGATTTTGTTGGAAAAACAGTGGAATTTATTAAATAAAAATAGTATTCGAAAAAGGAACAGAAATTGTGGATACTGCAACAAATGTAATTTGATACCATCAGCCGAAAGGCCGGTGGTATTTTTATACCCATTTTTAGGGAGGTGATTTCAAGATGTTTCAAAAAATAATGCAGTACTTTTGTAAACATAAGTACAGAAAACGGTATAATCATAAATCTGGCACTTATGAACGGAAATGCATTAAATGTGGAAAGCGAGGATAAGAACATGAAAAAATTATTTATCAGCCAGCCAATGAAAGGCAAATCAGACGAGGAGATTCTGAGAGAGAGGAAAAGAGCAATCCAGTGTGCGGAAAGACAGTTAAATGAACCGGTAGAGATCATTGACAGCTTCTTCCAGAGTGCACCGGCAGACGCAAAACCGCTCTGGTTCCTGGGGAAATCCCTGGAACTTCTGGCGGGTGCTGATATTGCGTATTTCACAAAAGATTGGGAAGGAGCAAGAGGCTGTCGTATCGAACACACTTGTGCACTGGAATATGGCATTGAAACGGTTGTGGAAGATTATACCAATGACTGAACACTACACAGTCACAAAAGACGCAGACAGGCTTGCACCGAACTGGCTGGCGAGCCGGATCAATTATAAGACAATCAAATTCTTATACCGGGACAAAGACGGACACGCAGAGTTGAAGGGGGTGAAGATTGGAGATGAAGTGGCACAAATTGGCGACACAGTACAGTTCAACGGCAGACGGTTATCCGTAGAAAGGCGGTGATCCAGATATCTCCCTTTGAGGCATGGGGTTAGGTGTCTTATTTTTATGTCTTTTTCTGCCAGACGTAAAAGAAGCAGGATGATCCATAAAACACGAATGGCCCGGACGTGAGAACGGATAGGCTGGGCGGAAAGGATAGGAAATGAAAAACAGATTTTTTATGTGCAACTGTAAAGTGCCAATGAGATTGCAGATCTTTGCAGAAGGAGACGGTGCTGGGGCTGGTGAAGGCGGCAATGGCGGTGGATCCGGAACAGGCGGCGAAGGAGAACCGGGAGCAGGCACAGAACCGATGAGTTTCGATGATTTCCTGAAAGGAGAGGGAAATCAGGCAGAATTCGACCGCCGTGTGCAGAAAGCGATTGATACGGCAGTAAGCAATGCACAGCAGAAATGGCAGGCTCTTACGGATGATAGACTTTCTGAAGCAGAGAAGCTTGCAAAAATGAACAAAGAGGAAAAAGCTGCGTACATGCAGCAGAAAAAAGAAAAAGAGCTTTCGGATCGTGAGGCTGTGATCACAAGAAAAGAACTGATGGCAGAAGCTAAGAATACTCTGGCGGAAAAGAAACTGCCGGTAAGCCTGGCAGAAGTATTGAATTATGCAGATGCAGACACTTGTAATGACTCTATCAGTGCAGTGGAAAAAGCATTTCAGGAAGCGGTAGAAGCAGCAGTAAATGAACGCCTGAAAGGTGGAACGCCGCCAAAGAAAGCACCGGAAGGTGAAAACAGTCTTGAAAAACAGATCGAGGCAGCCATGGCAAGAGGGTTCTGAGAACAGAAAGGAAGATGATATAAATGGCAATTAACACATTAGCAGCAGCTACGATTTTTCAGCAGCAACTCGACAAAATCGCTGTACAGGATGCAGTGACCGGCTGGATGGATGCAAACGCCGGACAGGTAAAATATAACGGTGGTGCAGAGGTTAAGATTCCGAAAATGTCGGTTCAGGGCATGGGAGATTATGACCGTGACAATGGCTACCAGCAGGGAAGCGTAACTCTGGAGTATGAAACCAGAAAAATGACGCAGGACCGTGGACGCAAATTCCAGATTGATCCGATGGATGTGGATGAAAGCAATTTTATTCCGACTGCGGCAGCAATTATGGCGGAATTTCAGAGAACACAGGTTATCCCGGAGATTGATGCTTACCGTATCTCTAAGATTGCCTCAGAAGTGATCACAGCCAATAAAGCCGGTATGGTCGAGTATAACTATACACCAGGAGGAACTGGTACTTCTGCACTTAGAAAAGTGAAAGAGGGTATCAAAGCGGTACGTTCAAGCTATAACGGTCCGCTTGTAATTCATGCAACACCAGACTTTCTGATGGAGCTGGAGTTGGAACTTGCAGGAAAAATCAGAGATACTACGTTTTCGCAGGGCGGCATCAATACCACGGTTCCAGGAATCGATAACGTTCCGATTATTCCAACACCTACAAACAGAATGTACACTGCCATTACTGTATACGATGGAAAAACCGGAGGTCAGGAAGCAGGCGGATATACAAAAGGATCAAAGGCGAAAGATATCAATTTCCTGGTAATTCCAAGAACAACACCAATTGCAATTACAAAACAGGATATTATGCGTATCTTTGACCCGTTGACAAATCAGAATGCAAATGCATGGGCAATGGATTATCGCCGTTATCATGACCTGTGGATTCTGGACAACAAACTGGACAGCGTGTTTGTGAACATCAAAGATGCAAACGCCTAGGAGGGTATGACAGATGAGACTGATTAGAGAAAATGTTGAGCGGATTGCCAATACAGAGGCAATGATCGCAAAATTAAAAGCAGACGGGTTTCGTGAAATGGAACCTTTTGCGGATGGGTCAAAAGTGTCTGTTTTTGGTGTGAATCTGGATACAATGACGGTAAACCAGTTGAAAGTACTGGCGAAAGAGAAAGGCTTGGAAGGTTATTCAAGCCTTACGAAAGAAGAGCTCTTGACGGCTCTGAAGGAAGTGGTTTAAGTGACTGATTTTGAGAGAATCAAAATTCTGACTGGCGAAAGAGATGAAGAGCTGGTGGAAGTTGTCCTGGAAGATGCAACAGACTGGGTGCTGGCGTATACCGGACGAAAGAAGATGATCCCGGAACTTAAGAAAACGGTGCGTGATCTTGCCGTGATCGCTATCAACCGCATGGGAACAGAGGGGGAATCTTCAAGAACCGGTGCAGGGGAATCTTACAACTTCGATAATGCACCAAAGCGAATCTATGATGTGCTGAACCGGTATCGGCTGGCACGTGTAGGGGGTGTGGCCTATGAGGCTGAAAAGGAATAGGCTTCGAGAATTCAAACATTTCCAGGTGGTGCAGAAAAAAGATGCAGAGGGTGGAACATATACAGAATATGCTCCGCCTTCTTGTTTTCGGGCGGAAATGTGGACAGCCGGTGGAAAAGTACAGGCAGAAATGTATGGCAGCAGGCTTCCACTTATCCGAAACCTGAGGATTGACGGGAAATATGCGGAAGTACCGGGCAAGAATGGCAAACCGTCATATCGGTTTCAGGAAGGTATGACGGTATCTGTAAATGACGGTATTTCTGTAAACGGCGGCAATGATCCGGATTATAAGGTCGTTGCCATTTATCCTTACACCTATCTTACGCTGGAGGTGGAAAAACTGTGATCATCGGTAAAAAAGAAATTACGGATGCGTTTCAAAAAACGGCAGCAGTGAATATGTATGATGCGATATCAAAAAGTATCAAAACAGTGCAGGCTGAGGCGAAAACAAGATGCCCGGTAAATGATGGGGAATTGAGAGGGAGTATATACACGGCGATAGAAACCAGCAGCGAAAAGATTGTAGGAATCTGTTACACCAACAAAAAGTATGCACAATATGTGGAATTTGGCACAGGCCCCAAAGGTCAGAAGCAACACGCGGGGATATCACCGGATGTTGCCTATGCCTATGTACAGTCGCCCTGGTGGATCCACGAAAGCATGATCGGGCGGAAGACGGCCGAAAAGTATAAGTGGTTTTATGTGGATACGCCGGACGGCCGATTCTACCAGTGTACCGGACAGGCTGCACAACCATTTTTATATCCGGCACTAAAAAACAATGAACTGGAAATTGCACATTATTTTGAGGAGGCAATCGAAAAGAATTTATGAAAAACGTAAAAGATCAGATCTATTCCGCACTTGCCGGAGCGTTCGGGAATGTAACGGACCAGTACCCAAAAGACTGGGCAGAGCTTCCGGCAGTGCAGTACACCGAAGAAGATAACAAGGTATATGAACATACCGCACAGGGAGAGGAAAAGAGCTATGTACGATATCGTGTAGATATCTGGCATAACCGCTCTACGTCCGAATCTGCACTCAAGGTAGACAAGGCACTGACAGCACTTGGGCTGGTGCGTACCCTGTGTCAGGACACCCCGGATCCATCTGGGTTGAAACATAAAGTAATGAGATATGAAGCAATCATTGATATGGAGTCAGAAGAAGTATTCTGGCCGAACTAGAAAAGGAGCGTGAAGAATATGCTGGCAAATGGAGCAAAACTTGAGTACAAGGAAAAAAGTGACGCAGCTGGTGCTTACAAAGAACTTCCAGGGTTGAAAGAGATCCCGGACTGTGGTGTTGAACCGGAAAAAGTAGAAAATACCGGTCTGAACGATAAAAATAAACAGTACGAGAATGGTATTGGTGATCTTGGAGACATGACATACAAATTCAAGTATGAAAATGGAGCGGCAACCAGTGCGTATCGCATTCTTCGAAAAGCACAGGAATCTGACAAAGTACTTAGTTTCAAAGAAACATTAAAAGATGGCACAACCACGGAATATGACGCAGAAGTGTCCGTAAAACGTACGGGCGGCGGTGTGAACGGAGTTGTTGAAGTAGAAGCAAAGATGACAATCTGCAGTGATCTGAAAGTTACAGATCCGTCATAAGGAGGGGCGATCAATGGAAAGATTAGAAGGACTGGATGAAGAATTCCAGAAAGAAGAAACAGAAAAAGTAACATCTATCGAAGAAGCAAAGAAAAAAAGACCACCATTTCATTACTGGGAAGTGGCAGGTGTACAACACAAAATGAAACTTAATACCGGTATGATCACAAAACTGGAAAACAAATACCGTACCAATATTATGACGCTGGTAACGGCGAATGATATTCCGCCGCTTGGTGTTATGCTGACGATTGCCCAGGCAGCTATCGAGCCATGGGAACACGGTACAACGTTCGACAAAGTAACAAAGCTGTACGACAAGTGGCTGGAAGAAGGCGGCAATCAGTTTGATTTCATGGCAAAAGTAATTATGCCGACTATGGCGGTATCCGGTTTTTTTACGCCGGCGATGGCAGAGAGCCTGATGAAAAATCTGGATCAGGCAGATGTGATCCTGTAACAGAAACAGTCACCGAAGAAATCTGGAAACTATACGAAGATGCATTGGATGCAGGAATCAAAGTGCAGGACTTCTGGAATATGTCTATCCCGGAAGTCCACGACTGCATTCGGAGTTATGGACGGCGTGCAAAGATTAAGATCCTGCAGCAGTTCATACAGGCGGAAAGCATCGCAGAGCATATCGGCAGGTATTTGAATTCAGAAAACAAAGCACGCAAACCATGGGACTTCTACCCGGAACTGTTCAGGGAAGAACGAGAACAGTTCGAGGAAAGCAAGCAAGAAGAACAGGTTGTAACAGCTGCCGAAAACCGCCGCTTATATGCCGCAGAGTTCAACAGACGAAGACATCAATAAGAAATAGTGAAAAGGGAAGGAGGTGTGAACATTGAGTGATACACTGCACAGAATGAAAGTCATCATTGAGGCAAACAACGCAAAACTGAAACAGGCAATGAGAGAAGCTACAAGCGTTGTGAATAACACAGTTTCTCAGATGAACACCAGCACATCAAAAATCGAAACACCGGGCAGTGCGGCAAGTGCCGAACTGTCGGAGGCGATGAGAAACGTTAAAAAGAGCCTGAGTGAGTTGCAAACACCGGAAGATGCATTGAATACGGACAGTTCCGTAAAAGCTATTAAGAATATGCAGGATGCGGTGCAGCAGTCACAACCAGTGTTTCAGAATGATGATCTGAGACAGTCGGCAAAAGAGACAGAAGATATTGTCAGAAGTACAGCCGCAGATATCAACAACAGCATGAATGAAACTCAGGAACCAGTTCGTCAGACAATGAGCGAAAATATGCAAATGATTCAAAATATGCAGAACCTTATAAAAAGTTCCTGGAAAGATATGGTCAATGGTACGATCTGGAAGCAGGCTACCGGACAGATAAGAGACTATGTCAGGGAAGCACAGGTCGCAGCAGGCATCCGTGTATACAATCCAGAATATGAACAGTTATGCAATACTATTGCAAAAACAGAGATGGAGCAGGAAAAACTGATCCAGAAAATGAACAGCATGGATGCGAGCAAGCGTTTTGTGCCAACACAGGAGTTTAAAGACCTAGAAGCCAATATTGCAAAGACCGAATCCGCTTACGCAAAGCTGGAAGAAAAGCAGAAGGCATTAGAGGCAGCAGGAAAAGCGACGGTTCCGAGTGCTGATTACAGCGAAGTGAAGGCTCATTATGATGATGCACAGGCAAGATTGGAGAAGTTAATTGCGAAGCAAAGAGAATGGTTGGATCTCGGATTTAAGCCTGGCGACGGTGGTGCAATGACTGGTCTGACGGAGCAAATCAAAGAAGTTGAAACGGAAATGAAATATCTAAAAGGTGAAATGAAAGACCTTGAGGATAACGGAAAAGCAATGATACCGACGGATCAGTACCGTGAGAACACAAACCAGCTGTCTATCATGCGGAACAAATTGAAAGAATACAAAGACCTCAGAAGTTCTATGTTGCTGGATGGCTCCAACTTGCAGGAGTCTGAACAATATCAGAGGGATGGAGTTGCACTTTCAGATCTTACGAACCGACTGCGAGAATACAATGCAGAACGAAGGAATATGGAGAACAGTGGTACAGATATCCAGACACCGCATCTTGCGGATGGAAGTGTATTTGCGACCATGGGAGCGACAGCAAAAGCAGCATTTGAAGATATGACAGCAAGCATCAGACAGGCCAAGGCAGCTGCAGTGTCTGCAATCCAGAGTATTCCGGTCGTCGGTCAGGTTGCGTCCAGTGCTGCATATATCGGCTCGAGAGCATTTAAAGCTATGAGTGCTGTTATGAAAGGTGTCGGTCCCGCTATAAAAACAGCATCCGGTGCATTCGGGGCATTACTTAAAAAGTTCACAACCGGATTGCCAGGAATCCGGAAATTTGCCGGAGGAATCAAGCAAGGAAACAATGCTCTCAGTGGCGGAATTGGAAAATTACTCAAATACGGTCTTGGTATTCGAAGTATGTATGTATTGTTCAGCAAGCTTCGAAATGCCCTGGTAGATGGTTTCAAGAACCTTGCAAAGAAGAACAGCGAAACAAACGCAAATCTTTCAGAATTATCAGGCGGATTGCAGCAGTTGAAAAACAGCCTTGCGACTGCATTTTCCCCGATTCTCAATACGATCACACCGGCATTATCAACGCTGATAAATTATCTGGTGCAGGCATGCAATGTTGTTGGGCAGTTCTTTGCAGCTCTTACCGGACAGAAGACATACACTACTGCCTCTAAGGTGCAGAAAGATTATGCCGCCAGTCTGGACAAGACCGGTGATTCTGCAGCTAATGCGGCAGATAAGGTCAAAAAATCCCTGATGGGGTTTGATGAGATCAATAAGCTGGATGATGACAGCAAAAGCAGTTCCGGTGGATCATCCGGAAGTGACGGCGGAAGTTTCGAAGAGAACGAAGTTACAAATAAATATGCAAATTTCGCCCAGATGATCAAGGATGCATGGGCAAACGCAGATTTCACGGAAATAGGAAAGATTGCCGGACAGAAGCTTAACGCAGCTCTTGCAAATATCCAGTGGGATGACATCAAAAAGACCTGCAATAAGATTGCAAAATCAGTAGCAACATTCCTTAATGGTTTCATGGAAGGAACAGATTGGAGACTTGTAGGAAAGACAATTGCAGAAGGCATAAACACTGCAGTAGGGACAGCCTCTACCTTTGTGACCAATTTTGACTGGAGTAAATTAGGAAAATCTGTCGGAGAAACTATTGACAGCACCATCAAAAACATAGACTGGTCGATGCTTGGAAAAACTGCATCCGACACGATGAAAGGTCTTCTCACATCTTTCTGCGAAGCAGTGCAGAATGTAGATTGGAAGAATCTTGGAGAATCTGTTAAGACTGCAATCCTGGCCATTGACTGGAAAGGAATCTTGCAGAAAGCAGCCGAAGCAGCAGGAAGTATTGCAGGTGGAGCAGCAGCTTTCGTGGCCGGATTGCTGGGGGATATTCCGGGTGAAATCTACAATTACTTTATGGAGAAGAAAGACGAGTGCGGTGGAAGCCTCGTAAAAGGCATATTTAAAGGAATTACGGACGCACTCGAAAACGTAGGGAATTGGATAAAGGAAAATATTTTAGATCCATTTGTCGATGGTTTTAAGAAAGCATTCGGCATTCATTCACCTTCAACAGTATTTGCGGATTTAGGCAAACAATGTATTGCAGGATTATTGCAAGGCATTGCGGATATTCCAGGAAATATTGCAGAAATTGCGAAAAAAATCTGGAGCGGCATTAAAGATGCCTGGGATAATCTGGGTGACAAAGTATTGGGTATAGGTGCGAAAGTTTTAAGTACCGGAAAAGATTTATGGGATTCCGTTCAAGGTGCCTGGGATAAAGTAAAAAATAACTCTATCGTTGCTAACGTTTCAGCAACGTTAAAAGGCGGCTGGGATAAACTCGATGCGGCATTGGACAAAGTGAAAAATCAGGCCAAAAATACCACTTACACATTCAAAGCAAAAGCTGTAGGTGCATGGAATAAACTGAAAGCATATGGGAGAACAGTTGTTGATAAAATCAAAAGTAAGTCAGCTGATTATACTGCAAACGCACGCGGTGCTTGGGACAGAATCAAAAATTATCTTGGGGAATTCGGAAGAAATATCAAGAATAGAGCTGCAGATTATACTGCAAGAGCTTCGGGTGACTGGAGCGGTATAGCACGTAACGCACGTACATTGTATGACAGCGTTAAAAGCAAAACAGCTACTTTCCGAGCAAATGCCGTAGGTGCTTGGGACAAGGTTTCCGGTGTTTTAGGTCAGGCGAAAGACTGGCTGGTAAATAAGGTTGTGAACTGGAAAATCTCAATACCTCATTTTGCATTGCCGCATTTGAAATTCAGCACATCACAATATAAATTTCTGGGAAAAACATTCCAGATACCAAAACTGGATGTTGAATGGTATGCAAGCGGTGGATTTCCAAAAACAGGAGAAATGTTCATGGCAAATGAAGCTGGTCCTGAATTGGTAGGAAAGATGGGAAATAAAACTACCGTCGCAAACCAGCAGCAAATTATAGCGGGTATTGAACAAGGTGTATATAAAGCTGTTATGGCAGCGTTTTCTATGCAGTCAGCAAAGAACGGAAAGTCTCAGAATGAAACCCCTACATTCAATATATACGTTGGCGGTCGAAAGGTCACAGACGTAGTCGTAGAAGAAATCAATCACAGAACCAAATCGACAGGCGTATGCCCGATATTGGTTTAACCGGTACCGTCCGAAAGGGCGGTACTTTTTGAAGAAATGAGGTGACAAAAAATGGCCGCATCCATCACGATCGGCGGCGTTGCCATGCCGGAACCGAAGTTAAATGGTCTGAAAATTTCACGAAATAAGATCTGGTCGAAAAATGCAGGGCGTGGAGCAGATGGAACAATGACCGGCGATATCATCGGACTGAAATGGAAACTGGAAATCGAATTTCTGCCGCTTACAGACGCACAGATGGCAATAGTAGAAGCGGCTGTTGAACCGGCTTTTTTCAATGTAACTTTCCGAAGTCCTAAGACCGGAAAGAACATTACAGTAAATATGTATGCAGGCGATCTTACGTGTCCGGTATACACCTATGTCGGGGGGAAGCCACGGTATGTAGGTGTCACGGTAAACCTGATTGAAAAATAATCATCAGGAGGGAGGTACAAAATGCTTCAAGTTAATGAAATATTCAAAAATGCAGTAGAGCAGGACAGCAGAACATTTAAGGCAAGAGTCGTTCTGGGGAAAGATATTTTTGAGGGTATCAAAAGTTTTGCACTTCATGCTGCCTCGAACAATTCTGCTCATATCAGTATCGGCGGAGCTGTGGCAGCCAGTGTACAAGTCAAAATGGAAGCAACAACCATTTCTCTCGAAAGTAAAGAAATAACGTTACAGATTGGCGTATTGTTCGGTACGGAGTATATATACTGTGACCTTGGAAAATTCACACCGGAAAAAGTGAATAATGATGACGGAATTATCAATTTTTGTGCATATGACAGGATGTATGTGAAGTTTTCAAAAGCATATGTAAGTAAATTGGAATACCCAGCAGACGGAAAAGAAGTGCTGAAAGAGATTAGCAACATGTCCGGAGTACCGCTTGCAAGCAGCATTGATAATCTCCCGTCCGGTGTCAAAATTCCGAAGCGTTGGAAAGAAACGGAAACAACGTATGATGACGAAGGCAATGAAATCACACAAGGGAATTATGTAAACCCATTCGACGGATATACCATGCAGGATGCACTGGGATATGTTGCACAGTTCTATGGAAAATATTGTGTCATTAATCGAAATGGTGAAATTGAACTTCGTTGGTATAAACAGGCGGATTATGAAATATCTGCATCCAGATATTATGATGATCTGAAAAAAAGCGAAAGTCTGTTCAAGCTTGGCAGAATCCAGTGCGATACGGCAACCGCAACATTACTTTCCGGCGTGGGCACTGTAGGAATACAGATTGAGAATCCGGTTATGACGCGGCCCGTCCTTGATAAAATTTGCAATCAGCTGAAAGATTTTACTTTTCAGCCTGCTTCGGTATCTTTTCTTGGAGATCCACGTCTTGACATAGGAGATATCGTTACTATTCACGATAAATACGGAGGAAAAATTAAGATCCCGATTATGAAGCTGTCGATGGATTATGATGGTGGATTAATTACAGAAATTGAAAGTCAGGGAAAAACGGAAATTGAATCCGGGAGCATAAGTAGCAGTAAAGGACCAACAGCACAGGCGATTGAACGGCTGAACATAGAATTGGTTGCAGCGAAAGAAATCATAGGACAGAAGGCAAGCTTCGATGATTTGAAAGCAACAAAAGCTACATTCGATAAAATGAGTGCAAGTTACGGTGAATTTGCAGATCTGACAGCCAAAAGATTAGATGTCGGTGAAGCAAACATAGAACAGTTGAAAACAGAAAATGCAAATATCAGTGGGCGTTTGACGGCAGGCGAGGCAGAGATCAAAGTTATTAAGACAGATAAGGCAAATATAAAAGATCTGGATGCAGCGAATGCCAGAATTGATAGTATTTCCGGAAATTTAGCTGATTACAAGGTGATAATAACCGGAAGACTTGAGGCTGTAAATGCGGTTCTTGGTTCGTTAGATGCAAATTATGCAAAGATAGATCTTGCAAATATCAAAAACGGAAGTATTACAACTGCAATGATAGGTGTCGGTGTTGTAGGTTCTGCTCAAATTGCAGACGGATCTATTACCGATGCGAAAATAGTGGAGCTGACAGCCAACAAAATCACTGCCGGTACATTATCGGTGGAAAGGCTGATCATCTGTGGCGATAAGAATTCGATCATCTATGCAATCAATAATGCAGGTGAACTGGTATCTCAGAATGTAAATACGATAGATGGTGATGTACTGACCAAGAGAAGCATAACTGCAGATAAGATTGTGGCAGGTGCCATTACTGCCAATGAAATTGCGGGAAAGACCATCACAGCAAATAAAATTGCAACAGGTGCCATTACCACAGGCGAACTGGCAGCAGGCAGCGTGACAGCAGAAAAAATCAAGGCAGGTGCAATCAGTGCAGATAAGATAGCAGCAGGTGCAATCAGCGTAGATAAATTAACTTTTGGATTAAACAGTAATTTATATAATCTTGGATATGATAATTTTGCAACAATCACGGGAAGTACATTGCTTTCATATTTTGAAGACTATCAAGTAAAGGTAGCAACAGAAGTAAAAGAATGTGGAGGATCATTTTTTGCACAAGCACCTAACGTTCCTGGGACCAATGCACTATGGCTTGACGGAAGAGAAACAACAGAAATCTTGCAATCAAAAAATGGATTTATTTTAGGGAGCAGTAAAAAACATGATGGTTTCATAACCTTAATTCCTGGGAAAAAGTACCTGATTTCTTTTTATATAAGATGTCCTTATCTTTCTGAATCAGAAAACAGAGGAATTGAGTTTTTGATATGGGAAAGCAAAGAACGTAGCCATTTGTATAATGGAAATATCTTAGCATCTAAGAAAGGTGAATATGTTTTTTGTGGTTTGCAATGGGAAAGGAAAACAATAAAATACACGTGCGTTAAAGATTTTCCATATATAGCATTAGGTTTTGGTTATATGGAAGCTGCTTTGTTTATAGTTTCTGGGATTCAAGTCGAACAGGTGGAAGATCTTGATACAGAACCAAGCCCATTTTCCGTGTCAAATGTACAGACTGTAGATGCAAAAGATCTGGAAAATGACGGTATAGTTGCTATCAGTGATAATCTCGGTACATTCCAAAAAGGTGTACTAAAATCCGGAAATTATAGCGGTTCTTCTGGAGAATCATTTCCAAGCAGTGGATTTCTTATAGATCTGAACAATGGCTATATTAATACGCCTAGGTTGCGTGTTGCGAGTAACGGAAAGACATACTGTAATTGCAACGGTATAGCAGTAGACGTGAATACATTAGTTGGAAATTATGCAAACTGCTATACATCAGCATCAACAGCGGCAAAAACGGTCAGCCTGTCAGGTTTTGAGCTGGTTGCAGGTGCAAGAGTCTGTGTACGTTTCAACTACGCCAACACGGCCACAAATCCAACACTGAACGTTAATGCTACCGGAGCTAAACCGATCTACTATAAAAACAGCAATATCCCGGCAGAACTGATCGAGCAGTATACAGTCCTGGAATTGGTCTACAGCGGATCATACTGGTACGTGGTCGGAAACATGAATATCCTGACCAAGGGCGACAGCATAAATATTGAATGTTTCACGGCTGGCT